AAAACCTAATATAAATGTTTAGTTGTACGGTATAGTACGGTTCAGTACGGTACTTATCTGGCCTGTACGGTATGGTACGGTACTTATCTCGCCTGTACGGTACAGTACGGTACTGGCCTGCTGGGTACGGTACAGTACGGTACTTAAATAGCCTATATATTCTTATGTGTATCCTGGATTACTAATGTTCGTTCTATCATAATATCCTACTCTGAGCTATTCTCATGATCTGCAAATCCTTTTACATATCTTAAGATCTTCAATGGCACATATCAGGCCTAGAACTATGCAACCAGCTAAACTACTTATCATAATTATTAATGATGCTGTGTTAATATCAATCATGTCTCTTCATGTGCTCCTTTAATGATTTATTTAGGCATTTTTTACATCCTGAAGCTAGTGAGCCAAAAGATAATACTGCTTCTGATAGTTGTCTTTCGTTTTTTGGTTTCTTAACCATCTTCTTACATCTAGGAAAACAGCATTGCCTGTGTGTTTCTGTTTCTATCCAATTTCTCATGCTAATACTCACATTTACCCTCATTTGATGGATCGTGTTTTCTAAATTTTGTCATTATAGGGTATGGGATATATTGGTAATATATATGTATCGCTGATCGCACAAAAAAGGCACACGACCGTAACACTTATATATGAGAAAGAAAAGGGCTTTTTTAAAGCCAGAAACATTTCTCGAAAAGTGATTAAACTTTCTTACTACATTTAGACTTTATACAATTCTTACAAACTACGTGTATCTCTAATGTGGGTTTACCACTATCAATAGATGATTCTACACAATTTCTACATAATAAATCAGGATATTCATAACTGTCTGCTTCATGAAACTCCTCCAAAACATGACTACACGCCAATATATATTTATGATTCATACCTTATCTTATGTCTATAGTGTTATTTATCCCTATCTATACCCCTTTACAAAATTCACGCCTGACTTAAAATGACCAACTAAATACTGACAATCTTTGCACATATTATTATAAAGCCTGGAACGTCTATGATTTGGATTGGTAGTAATAGTTATTCTATCACATATTTTACAGGTAAACTTCATCTATGATGCCCTTTAGAGTATTTAGCCCTATGTCTTAATGATACATGACAACATGGACATTTTATGTTATAGTCAGATTTTAGATACCATTTACTACAGGTAGAACAATAGTTATGATCTGTATATTTATACCCTATTATGTTTGGAATATGCTGGAATTGTTCACATTGATTCTTACATATTATCATGCCTATGTTATATATTATCCATATTTATTACTTTCTAATTTTCTCGGTAAATTCGGCTATCGCCTCATAAATAAGGTATATATAGTGTAATGATATGATAATATAATATGCTTACTAACAGAGAGAAAGCACTCGTAGTTCTTGCATATTATAAAGGTACAGGAGATCATGATATTATGAGAGGTGGTAATACTAAACAAGCAGTTGAAATATCTATAGAATGTACTGAGAGGATACTTGGAGAATTAGGCCTTGAGATAGATTTTGAAACAGATTTTAATGAATTTATGCAAGAACTTAATGTTATAACAGGTATACTATCTAAAGAATATGGGGTTATGCCTGATTCCTGGAATAAAGAAACATAACCTTTTTATTATCCTATTAGTATTATTATATATGGCAGGTGTTAAGAATCATCCAAGAAATCAATCCCAATATATTACTCATAATTGGTGTAGTCATTGTGGTGTTTGGCTTGAAAACAAACCTTTAACATGTCCAGAATGTAATAGAGTCACAAGAAAGATTATGAAGGCAACTAAAATAAACGAGGTGTTTAGATATTAGTGGTTGTAGTAATTTAGAATGTTATAAAAGGTCCACATTTAAACATAAAAGATGTGGTATGTGTAGACAACGTATGATTTGGAATTGTGCTATGTGTGGAAATGAATTAGATTCAGAGTTAAAGACATTCTGTGTTACTTGTAGACATTATAGACTTCTTGAACTGAATCATCGAAGATATGCCAGGAAAACAAAAGAGAAATTAACCCGAAAACTTGTCAAATCCACGATAGGCCTCGTCTAACTCACACTTAAGACACCTATACATGAATGAGTCTTTACCACATTTATCACATTGATTTAATGCTCTACTATATCTTACCCCACTAAACGATTTCTTTAATCCATCTATGAATCCTTTAATCATAGAATACACCATCACTACAATCTAAAACTGAACCACAATTAGGACATATTTGATGACATATTGTCATTTTATCCATTACTTCATTACATCTAATACAATCCAATTAACCAATTATTAATATTCATCATATATAAGTTTTAAAAAAAACAAATAAACCAAAACATAAAAACTATACGTATAAAAAACGATACAAATATATACTACAAATGCGTATGAAATCCAGTACTACGTATTATCATATAATAATATCATATATAATACACGTATACCACCATTTCCACTCCACGCACACTATACGTATAGTTTTCTTTATTCCATTTCAAGATAAATATAAACGGAATGTTTTTATATTAGTTAATATGATATATTATGAGTGTCTGGGGATACCGAGTTGTCAACTTAAGCTCTGCTGAAAGGTACCTCACTTAACTCCGTTATACCAAGTCGGTATTGAGAGTCCACGTAAGAGGCTCTCGAAACGTTTTTAAGTTATGAATGAATCAAAAACACCATGACAAGAAACCCTGAACTATCAAAGGATTTTAAGAATTATATATTTAATCAATGGATGTTCTTTGGTAGAAACGCATATCAAATAGCAGAGACAATTAATAAGGATAATATATTAATGTCTCAATACGGAAAGACCACTCCTGCTGGAGTACATTATCATATTAAAAATATAGAATCTGATTTAGAGAATACAATATCTGAAGATGCAATGGATACATATATTGGGGAATTTATAAGAGCAAGAACAGGATTTGAGAATGATGTTGCAGATGTCGAGGATTTAATGACTCATGAAAAGGCTAAAGGATTAGATGATATGGACAAGGAGTTATATCTCAAACTTAGTAGATTTAGACATGAGATTAAATTAGATTCATTTAAGATGCTCCAGGATTCTGCTTTACCTCTACAAGTAAAGAAATTAAAAATAGAACGAAATAAATTAAGACCAAAGAAACCAATCCCTGAAGTAGTAAATAAAGTTGAAGATACACCACAAGAACCAATAGATGATGGGGTTGACACACTTTAGGAAAAGGTCTAGCATCAAGAGATACATTACAAATACTTGCAGAAGCAGCAAGTAGGGATATTCCTATAGTTCCAGATACTTTTTGGTGTAAAGATTCTACAAGCAAAATAGATAGTTGTTGTTTTTGGCATTATATATTCTATCCTAATGGTGGACCTGAGAGAGATGGTATATATCATCCATGTTATGATTATGAGAATCAGATATTAGATAAAATGCAAATGGAAGTTTTGGATTCAGAAAGAACTATTCCATGTAAACAATTTTGTGTTTACAAAGCTACTGGACTTGGTTTGACTGAATTTATCTTATTGTGGATTATTTGGAAATGTTTTACTGATCCTTATTTTCAGGATAAAGAGGCTATGGTAATAACGGGACCAAATGTTGATTTAGCACAGGACCTAATTAGGAGATCGAAAGCCTTTTTAATTAAAAGAGGATTAGGATACGTAGATCATGGGGCGTACGAGATGGATGTCAACGGAGGAAGAATTAAATGTTATCCGTCAAATAATATCCATTCAGCACGAGGTAAGCCAAAAGTTAGTATCTTTTTTGGAGATGAAGCAGCGTTCTTTAAACTTCGAGATGATAGCATTGTTAGAACCGTCGGAGAGAGATATATTGGAAAGTCAGATTCATGGGTTATTTGGGTATCTACTGCTGGAGAAGAACCGTCAGGCTTTTTTTATGATATTATGCAAGAACCTACCAAAGGATCAGAGAAGACAATATATGAAAGATTCCATTTCTATGTTGAAGCTGGTCTTAAAAAAGATAAACAAACTAAAACATCAATCTTCTCTAAACCATTCATAGATAAAGCATCAGAGGCACGTTCATTTGAAAGAGAGTATCTAGGAGTATGGGGTAAGAATGTTGGAGATATATTTAGTCCAGAGGGAATTGAATTATGTTGTAAAGAAGAATATAATTGGCAAGAATCAGATGATACAAATGATAGAGTGATTGGAATAGATCCTGGTTTTGGTTCTTCTGAATTTGGTATATGTGTAATGCAAAAAAGAAAGGGAAATAAATCAGTTATCTATGCTGAAGCATTTGAGAGAGCATCATATATTGATACTGTAAATAAAATTAAAGAGTTATCAAAAAGATTTCAAACTAAAAGGATATTTTGTGATTCTGCATGGCCTGAGGGAATAAGAGATTTGAGGGATAAATATCATATGAATGTACAATCAATAGCATTTAATCAATATGGAGAAAAGATGTTAAATTATGCAGCACATCATATAGACTTTCAGAAAGTGGAAATACACCCAAGATTTAAGAAATTAAAATCACAGTTAATGACTATAAAATATAACAAAAAAGGTGGAACTGATAAGACAAGACAAAACCCATTTGATTTAGGGGATGCCTTTTTACTAGCATTATATTATTATAAAATGGGATCAGGTACTTTAGCTGGTATCGGGTAATCGTTTATTTTTTAATCCTTTTTCTATATCATTCTTATGTAAACTCCCAGTAATATATTTAGGTAATTTTCTCTTAGATTTTTTAGGAGGACTTAGATCAACAATAAATGCCTTATGATCTCCTATCGTCATAATAGGTGTAATACCATTCATTAGAGCAACAAAAAGTATAACGTTAGGATCTGTATTCTTACGTAAAAGATTCATACAAACTACATCAGGTAAATAAGCTGGCCAAGTAACCACTTCATATAAATGTAAATCTTGTAACTCATCTAATTGTTTATTAGGAACAATGGGATATACTGGAGCAGGGGTATGTCTAGCAAGCATCACTTCTTTATTAACTATAACATATATAAACATTAAATGGCACTATATCTAAAATTAGATCAAAAGACATGGGTTCAAGAAGACTATACTGATAGTACGACATATGATATTTCTGGAACTGTGTATAGAAATAACATACTTACTACAGCAGAGACATCACTAAATACATTCACAGGTACATTTAGATTAATAGACCAAGAGGGAAAATCACTTTTCTCTACTCAATCAGGACTTACATTAAACTCTGACGGTACATTCCAAATGACATTTGCACAAGGAAAGACACCTACATTGTCAGGAAATACTAAAGTACGTATACTATTAGAAAAATCAGGTTCCAGATTAACTGCTATTGGGGTATCTGGAAGCGATGAATTATTCATAGAATGGGATTAATACTTCCTTTTGAGACAAAAAGATACAAAATAACATGGTTTCTCCTATAATTAGAGGTAACGGGGATATAATTATGCCAAAAGGAGCAGTTTTACCTAAAGAAATGCCAAAAAATAACAAATATACAGGTTCAATTAAGGTGTTAGAGGAATTTACTCCAAAAAGTGAGATAAATGTATCTGATTTTGAGTCAGAACTATCTCCAGATAGGCCATTTATTGAAACTTTAGATGCAGTTAATAAAGATCCTAGATTAAACCTATCAAACGAGACTTATATCCAAATGATACTTGCAAAAGGCATTAAAGTAACTGCAAAGAAAGAAAGCGTAGCAGATATGGTAAACGAGTGGTTAGATGAGATAAATTTCCACGAAACATTAGAAGATGGATTGTATTCATATGTAGGCGTGGGAAATCTGATATATGAGAAAGATCCAACAGGAACAGAGTTTTTAGAAGTACCAATACATACAATATCCAGTATAGTTAGAGATAAGAGAGGCAATATAGCATATTATGTTCAAAGAGTTAATAATAAAGATATTAAATTAAAACCACAAGATGTAATACATTTCAAACTAACCAATGTAGCAAGAGAGCCATTTGGTAGAGGGTTACATCATAGTGTATTAGCAGATTATGAAGATCCAAGATCAGGGGATATTTATGATTCCCCACTTATTCAAATGAAAAAGATGGAACATGCAATGCCTGAAATATTCCATGCTTATGCTAGTCCACTTATGATGTTCCAGTTTGAAGATGCAGGAGAACAATTCATTAAGACTCAAGCAGATGCTTTGAAAAAGGCAAAACCAGGAATGAAGATAGTTACAGATAAACCATTTAAAGTTGAGAAATTTGAAGTTAATGGTAATGCAAAATTTGATGGGTATATTGAACATATTCAAAGGGATTTAATTGAACCAGGATCTAAATTCCCACTACAATTCTTCAATGCAGGTTTTACTGCAAGAGCAGCATCAGAGTCAACAGATTCAGTCCTAACTCGTAAGGTTAAGAGAATACAGGAGAGATTAGCAAACCAAATTAAGATTTTCTGTATTCTCCCATACCTAAAAAAGAGAGGAAAGAGTGTGAAATCTAAAGACTTACAAGTATTCTTTGAATCTCCTCAAAAACAAGAAGCAAGTATTACTGATATTATAACTACATTTAGAGATAATGGTATTAGAAGATCAGAATTAAGAAAATGGCTTATATCTAATACAAATATACCTATAAATCAGGAAGACATGGAAGATGAAGCCCCAATTACATCAGTAACACCAACTAATCAATTAAATGATAATAGAATGATTAAAGATGATGATCCTGAACAAATAACTTCCATTAAAGATAAAGATACTAATGAGAAATTGTTAGAGATGGTAAATATACGTGAAGAATTGGATAGAGCAGAGAAAAGAAAGAATACTGAGGAAATTTTAAACTTTATACGAGGTCTTAAAGATGATTAGAATATATACAGATAAAACAACAGATACAGTAGTAGAGTCTTTAGATTTAGGCAGAGTCTCATTAGGAGAAACTATAAAATATACAATGTATATTAAGAATACTGATACTGAATGGCCTGTCCATAATATCAAGATTGAAAATACAAATCAAGAACTAAGATTTGAAGTTCCTGAAATGCTTAAAGCAGATGAAGTAAAGGAGGTACACGTATTTTGGACTCCTAAATTAGATTCTAGGAGACCATTAAGAACCGAGTTCAAATTCTCAGGCGATACGTATATTGGTTAATGGCATTTTCAGCATTAGATTATTCAGATGATTATAGTCTTGATATAGTAGCAAAAACAGGTAAGAAACTATTACAATTTCCAGAAATCAATCATGTTCAAGGTAAGATAAGAATAAGAGGAGGAACAAGATTACCACAAGGAAACCAAGTTATAACAATTCAGGCATCTCTATCTCAATTAGTTGGAGAGAGTCTTCGTTATAAGGGATTAGTAAAAGATAAAGGGCAATTTGTAGTAAAAGGACAGAAATCATCTCCATTAAAATCTTCAAGGACTCTGCTTATAGGATCTAAAATTAAATCTATTACTGAATCCATAGTTATTAAAGGTAAGAAAGATTATATCATATTACTAGATAAGTTCAAGGAATTAGGATATGATAACTAAAATTATGAATGAATATGAATATAATATTTATAATTTTAATAATTATGTTAGTGATACTACCTGTATCAGCATATAGTGAAAGTAATAATATATATCAATTAATCGGATTAAAAATATTAGAACCAAATCCCACAATATGTATAATGGAGCCAGATGAAACAATACAACCAAGATTCTGGGAAGTTGGATTTATAGACAGTATAATATCTGCATCACAAGAATGGGTAACAACTATGAATAGACAAGGTGGTAATTGGGATTTTAATTATGAGTTTCATTACTGGAAAGATCATGAATATAGAGATACATCATATTACAAACAATGTAATGTTTTTGTATTATTCAATGATGATGTTATTAGAACAGAATTAGGTAGTACAGGATATGATTATTCAAACTCTAATCACAAATATGCAATTATTATAATACATACAGCAATACCTGTAAAACAGATGGATATATCAGAATATGATAATACCATAGTTAATAATGTAGATTTGAAATTATGTGTTATTAATAAAATAATGTTACATGAATTTGGTCATGTATTAGGACTAGGGCATTATTATAATCCTTATGAAAAACATTCTATAATGATACCATTTCTAAATTATAGAGAATGTAATGAAGATAGGACAATAACTCAGGTCGATATAGATATGCTAATAATGATATATGGTTCAGATGGATTTGAAATAAGAGACAATCCGATTGGATTAGACAGGGTTGTAGTAATAGAGTAAATTACTTCTCTATATTAAACATTGGAAAATATTATCATGGCAGAACGTATAGCAGGCATAGCCTTAATGCCAAGAGAATCTAGGAACGGTGTATTTTACGATATTGATGAATTAAAGAAATTTGACGGTAAACAAGTTCCATTAAGAGTGGAACATAATCAAGATACCCATATAGGAGAGGTTACATTCTCATTTGATGAGGAAAAATCACAAGTAAGATATGAAGCAACTGTATTTGATTCTGAATGGCAAACCATATTAGATAATGAACAATTCCAAGTGTCAATAGGAGCATCAGTTCTTGAACAACGTAAATTATGTGATGCTATGAGACAGAAATGCCTTAACGCCCCTGTTTTAAATGAAATATTAGAATTATCAGTAGTAAGAACACCAGGAATACCTGAATCTACATTACAAGTAGTAGAGAGTCATAATGCTCAATATATTAAAATATTAAACGAAGAAGAATTACCGAGTTCATTTGGTGGATTTGTAGATCCTGTGCGATTAAGAGCAGAGATTGCAGATAATATTAGAAACAAAAATTCTAATTTAGAATCAGAAGAAATAGATAGAAAGGCTTTAGATATACTAGGAGCATTAGAGGTATCATTTATGAAATTAATATCTCCTCCTGTTTCAGTTCAACCAGCAGAGCCTAATAATCCACCTGCTGAAGAACCAATTACTTCCATTAAACAGAATGACCAAAATCAAGATATGACAGACGACATAAAATCTGAAAAGATTATAGACAATGTCGAGGAAAAAGTCAAAGTAACTATCGAAACCGATGGCGAAGTTGAAGTTGCAAAACCAACAGAAGCAACCCCTGCAAAGGAAGTAGCTCCTAAAGTTGAAGCAACTGAAAACATTGCAGAACGAATTGAAAAATCCAATGACAAAACTCTAAAAGCAGTTATCGGAACTATCAAAGATGCTTGGACACCAAAATCAGAAGTAGCAGAATCTTCACAATCACAAGGTTATGTTGAGGAAGCTTATACTGAGGAAAGTGCCACAGAATTTTTGAATAAAGTATTTGAAACTGGCTATGGTAGAATGGTCATTGATAAAGAGGGATGGATTGAATCCAACACAGCATTTGAACAACCAAATGGTAACGGATCAGTTCACGAAGCAGTTTCAGCATCAGGAACAATTCCAGGTGTAAAACAAACTTCAGGAATCTCTATTCAATTAGGTTCTAAAACTGCAAAACCTATTAGACAATTTGGTAAATTCCAAGCTGTTCCAACAGGTCAAAATACTGCAAGATTCTACAGAATCACAGTACCAGATGCAGGAGCAATTACAGAGTCAACAAGTTCAGATATTACAGCATCAACACACACTCTAACAAGCGTAGATGTAACTTGTTCCGTTAGAGGTTGGAGACAAACAGTTTTGAAATCACAACTAGAGGACTATCCAGGAAGTTTCCTTAACGCATTAAGAGAAACAGCAAGATTGGAAGCCATTAGAGATGAACACAGACTTATTGTTCACGACTTAGCAGGAACAGACCACGATTACGGTGGAGTTACTACTGCCCCATATCACATTAGTGCAACAGATGGTAGTGCAGTATCTAATACAGCAGGAGAAGATGCAACCGTAGAATTTGATGAAGACGGTATAACCTTTGCAAAAAGATACCTTGAACAATTAGGACAAGATACCTCTCCAGGTAAACTTGTAGCTTTTATTAGCCCAAGAGCTTTTGAAAGTCTAATTACTGCTTCAAGTCTATCAGAATATACCATGATTGGTAATGCAAGTGTAACCAGACTCGGACAACTCGAAAGATTGTATGGTGTGGATATTGTTGTATCAAATGAAATCAAGGCAGATGTTAGCAACTCTTACAGAAACTTAGTTTGTGTAAAAGGAGCATCATGGGGCCTTGCTTCACAACGCAACATGGAAATTGAGTTCCAGAAACAAATCGCAGGACAATACTGGGATATTGTATGGACTCATAGAATAGGTGTAGACATTCTCGATCCAAATACTTATGTTATTGTCTCATCTAAACAAGATTAGACATTAATTTCTTTTTTTTATTTTTACTTCTAATAGTCATATTTCCGTATATTTTTTTATGGAAGATGAGTTATTTGTTCAACGCATCTTTGAAAAGTTAGATAGAATGGAGGAACGAATGAATGATATGTGTAATAGAGTAACACAGTTAGAAACAATTCAAAAAGTAACTAAAGAGAAATTCAATCAGTTAATGGCAGTTATAGGAACTGTAGGTGTGGTAGTAGGTATTGTAGCCTATGTCTTCTGAAAAGTTTTATATAGTATAGTTATTTCAATGGAGTATGGCATTAGGAAATCTAAGATATTATGCTCTAGGAGCCTATACAGGTTTAGTCGCCTTATGGACAGGAACAGGTCAAATTCCCCTAGATCAGAATACAGCAATAGCTTTACTTGCCCCAGTTGCAATATTGATTGGAGCAGATGTTTTAAAGCACAAAAACGACAAACAATAGGTCTTTTTATTCCTATTCTTTTTATTTTTTATATGAGAGACTCTACTGCTACAGTAATATTAATATCATCATTAATGGGGATATTTTTAACTTATCTTGCACTACAATGATATTGTTTATAATAAACAAAAAAGGGAGTGATTATAGGCCTAAATAAGACACTATGTAATCAAATTCATCTAAGAAACTCTTATCAACTTCATCTTTCTTTATTGTAGTTGTACCATATTTTGAGGTATTTATAACATATAAATTTTCTAAATATTTATTTGCTTGTCTAAACCACTCGATACCTAACGGTCTGAAAAAAATTTGCGACATAAATTACTTCATATCACTAATAATATATAAGTATCTTCATGGCTAAATATGGAAGCACTTCAGAAATGGAGAAATTGGCATGGGGAGGAACTAAATCATCAACTCCAGCAGTAGTAACTTCTATACAAAACACAATAACTGATTTGATTAATCTTGTTCTTAATCGTAATGCTGATTTTAGTACAGTACCAACAGTAGTATCATCAGTTGCAAATTTAATGGGTTCTGAAATGTTGAGGAATTTAGGTAAAAGGACCCAATTAACTAATATTCAAATAATAGATGAATTAAACGTATTACTTAAATCATATATGGATCAAGCTCCTCAGGATCATGGTAGATGGGGTAATGTGTTTTACATTTGACTGTAACATTTACTAATTTATCAGGATCTAGGGAAAACCTGGATAAAACTATACGTGCAGTTTTA